CATCGTCTCTCTCCCGTTCGTGGTCGTCGTGTCGTTCATCTACGGGGAGCATACGGTATGGGTGCTCCCGGCGCAAGTTCTAAATCGGATTTAAATCCGAGGTATTACGTTTGACAGAAGGGGATCGATGGGGTATGGTTCTGGCATGGACGCATCAACGATCAAGGCAGCGCGGCTCAGACGGGGCGACTCGATGGAAGCTGCGGCAGACGCGGTCGGCGTGACCGCTCGCACATGGTGGGGGTGGGAGAAGGACGGGTGCCAGAGTCGGTCCCCGGCCATCATCCGGTCCCTGGAGAAGTACGTGAAGGGGAAGGGAAAGGCCCGATGACCACCATCTGCGCATGGTGCGGCAAGCACCTCAGCGGATCCGGCGAGCCGGTCTCGCACGGGATCTGCGCGGGGTGTGCCGAGAAGTGGAAGGGGAAGCGATGAAATACCTGCCGATGGCTCTCTGGGTCCTAAGCCTGACCGTGTGCTGCTCGACGGCAAAGCAAGTGGGGGGATGGCCGGGCTACATCTGCGCCATGTCCGGCTTGCTCGCCATCGCATTCTGGACCATGCACCTGAAGCACGGAGGATGACCATGCACTGCTACGACCCCGACGACTACGACCGGTCCGGAGTCCACGTTGACCACGACATCAGCAAGACGAAGGCGTGGTTCCTCTGCCTCGTCTGCACCCTCATCTCGCTCGTGATCGCGTGGGCGGTGGCCTGATGGCCGCGACCACACACACGCCGGGACCGTGGGAGATCCGCCCCTGCGTCGAGACGGAGACGGGCATCCGGTTCCTCAACATCGAGCATGACGGGCGCACCGTCGCCGCTGTCGGAGAGTGGCGGGATCGGGAGACGGCAGAGAAGGACGCCGCTCTGATCTGCGCCTCCCCGGACCTACTCGCTGTCTGCAAACGACTGCTTATTTACTACGAGGCGGACGAGTGCCGGGCTGAGGCCATATCCAAGCTGGACGCCGCCCGCGCGGCCATCGCCAAGACAGAGGTGGCCTGATGGTCGAGCGCGCCTACCTCGACCCGGACAAGCTCGACGTTGACATCTCAGCGCACGAGTACGTCGCACCGCTCTCGAAGCTCTGTGAAGCCTGCGACCTGCGTCCGGCTACCCATTGGATCAGCGTGAAGGTCTCCTACACGAGAGGTGTGCTTTGCGCCGACCTCTGCGCCGAGTGCCTGCTCAAGAGCGAGGTGCCCGCATGACCGGCCCCCTGACCATCCACCCCCGCCCGATCTGCACCAGGTGGGATTGCGCGTCCGAGTCCTACCTCTGCTGGACGGACGGCTGCCGGTCCCGGTGGCAGGACATGGCCGAGATCTACGAGGGGCGCGTGCCGACCGGCCGGCGTGTCTGCTGCGAGTGCGGGCAGAGTCACTTCGAGCATACCTGCCGGGCGTGCCACGAGCGGATTGCCGCCGCGGAGATGGCCGAGTCGGCGGTGCCGGAGGCGGTCCGATGAGGGGCGCCGTGATCACCGTCGATGCCCTGAACCTCGATGCCGCCAAGCCGTTCCTCGATCTTGCGCAAGCCGCGATGCGTGCGGACCGACTGCGCCGGGAGCGGGCGGCGGCTCTCAAGGAGCGGCAGGAAACCATCTGCGTGCACGAAGAGGAGCCGGACCCGGACTCTCGTCGCCCGGGCATCGGTCCGTGCTGGAAAGGCGGCTACTCGGACCCCTTGTCCGGCGAGTGGGAGCACGATGTCCCACGCGAGGACTGGTGCGAGAACTGCGAGAAGCGGCAGAAGGCGCACGAGCTTTACATGAGCCTCGGGCGTCCGCTTGGGGTCGCTCGGCGGAAGGTATCTCACCTCGCAAAGAAGGCCGAGAAGGTGCTCGCATGACCTTCCCCGCCCCCTTCCGCGAAGCCATCCTCCACGCCCAACGGGTCGGCGACCGAGAGATTGCCGAGAGCGAGCGGGCCGAGACGGACACCTCTGCCGAGCGGTGGCGCCAGGCCAAGAAGCAGCGCTTCACGCCGGGGTGCATCGGTGAGGACGATCCCGAGTGCGCGACGGAGGGGTGTTACTCCTCTGTGCAGCCGGGCGAGGGGATCTGTGAGGAGTGCCGGGACGACCGGCGAGAGGAGGAGTGATGAGCATAGAAAAGTACGACACATGGAGTGCGTTGGCGGGGGAGTGCAAAGGCGCGCACGGGTGGCAGGATATGTCCAGGAAGCGCGAGCGGACGGGTGGAACCTTCGATATTTCTGTATGCCAATCCAAGATCACTCTCACCCGATGCGGACAGTTCAACCCGAGCGAGAAGAACTACTGGGAGTCGCCCAAGGCTCTCGGCACCGCGCTCCTGGAGGAGATCGTCAGCGATCCGTCAATCATCAAGCGCGCCATCGCCCGCATGGAGAGAAAGCGGGACAAGGCCATGGTCGATCTTTCGGAATGGATCGACACGATGAAGAAAGAGATTGAGAAGGTGAAAGCCACCAAGGAGCCCACATCATGAGCCGGGAGGGGTTTGTGAAGTTGTGCGCGGGGGCGACGACCCCCGGGGACTACGAGCGTCTCAGTTCTATCTCCATTGAGCACATCGACGTGCTAGAGGAATTGCTGAGGGAAGCAGGGGATACGGTCGCGACACACGTGATGCAGACGCATTCCCGCGTTGCTCGCGATCTCGTCAAGCGCATCGACAAAGCCCTCGCCGCCCTCTACGCCGAGGCAGGCGAATGACCTCCCCCGGGACCGGACGGACGCCCACAGGGGCAACCCCGATTACGCGCAAGGAGCGCACCCGGTCCCGCAGGAGTTCAAGTCTCACCCCGAGGGTCGTATCCGGTGCTTTGACCAGTGCTGACGGTGCGGCCCTCACTTACCAGTGACCAGCGACCAAGGAGAGAGACCGATGGACAACGAAGAGATCATTCGCAAGGCGTGGGAGCGCGTCAAGGTGAGCTTCGGGTGGACGTACGGGGAGCACGGAGCGTTCTTTCCGAGTTCCGAACACGGGACGGAGTTCCACGACCTCATCAAGGACAGGTTCGACCGGGCCATCCGGTTCGCGCTGGAGATCAAAGACACCCCGAAGAAGGAGCAGTGACCATGGACACCGGGACCAAGACGGACCCCCTCGCGGGGCTGATGACCACGGCGCAAGCGGCGAAGGAGATCGGAGTCAAGCCCGACACCCTTCTTCGAGCCATCACCGGCTTCCCGCAGTACGCGCCGGTCAAGCTCGGAGGACAGTTCATTTGGACGAGGAAGCAGGCGGACGCGGCGTGCGTTGTCGCCGTTCGCATCTCCTCCCGTCTGTGCCCGCACTGTGGGAACGACCCGGCGCCATACCGCAACGTGAAGCCGGCGAAGGATGCCGCCCCGAAGCCCGACGACAACGGCGGGACGGAATGACCGGCGACCTACTCCCCAAGCGAGTGGAAGCCCAACCGCTCGCCATGCCCGACCCGGCCCAACCGCTCGCCGTGACCGATCCGAACGACCCCCGAGCCCTCTTGCGGCTCGGGGTCGAGAAGGGCCTCGACGCCGCCGGCATCGTGAAGCTCGCGGAACTGTCGTGGAAGGATCAGGATCGGCGCGCCGCTCAGGAGTTCAACGACTGCCTGATGAGGTTCCAAGCCGAACTCCCGCCGCTCGCTAAGTCGAAGCGGGTAGACGTGGCGAGCAACAAGGGCTCGGGCTACAGCTATTGGTTCGCGCCCCTCGACAAGATCGCTCAGAAGATCGCCCCCTACCTGCGGGATCTCGGGTTCGCTTACTCGTGGGACTCGGAGATTGCCGACGGGCTGATGCGGGTGTCCTGCACGCTCAGGCATGTCAACGGGCACAAGGAGAGCAGCTCCTTCGTCGCCCCGCAGGCGTCAGGCTCTCCCGCCATGACCACCATTCAGAAGCACGCGAGCAGCATGACCTACGCCAAGCGGCAATCGCTCATCGCGGTGCTCGGGATCACCACCGCCGACGCGGACATGGACGGGAACGACCCGGTAGACCCGACCACGATCACCGCCGAGCAGGTGGCCACCCTCGAGTGCATGGCCGACGAGGTCAAGGCGGACATGCCGGTTTACCTCAAGTGGCTCGGGGTGGACCGGCTCGAGGATCTGTACGCGACGACCTACAAGCAGGCCGTGCGGGGGCTCGAAGCGAAGCGGACGAAGCTATGAGCGAGCGCGGCTACGACAGCATGGGCCGCAACATGAATTGGGATCCGTGCTGCTTTGACTGTCCTCACCTCATCAAAGGAGGGCCGGACCGGACGGGGGGCTGGTGCGGCAATCCCGAGAACCGAGTCCCTCCCTCCGATGGTTGGCCGGATGGTTTCACCCCGTCCGTTGCCCCCGATGGCGGGTGTGATCAGCACCCTCGCGCAATCGCTCGCTGCTCCAAGGAGCCAACCTCATGATCCGCCACGACATGGAGCAGGGGACGGATGCGTGGATGTCCGCTCGTTTAGCGATGCCCACAAGCTCCCAATTCCACCGCATCATCACCCCGAAGAAGCTCGAACCCGCCAAGGGACGGAGCTACGCCTACGAACTCCTCGCCGAGATGTACGTCGGTGAGGAGCAGGACCCGAGCGGGGGCGCCAACGAGTTCATGGTGCGCGGGACCGTCATGGAGCCCGAGGCGGTGGCCTACTACGAGCTTCAGCGGGACGTAGCGTGCGATCTCGTCGGCTTCTGCACGACGGACGACGGTCAGGTGGGGTGCTCGCCCGATCGCCTTGTGGGCGAAGATGGGCTACTTGAGATAAAGTGCCCCTCGGCCAAAGTGCATGTCGCCTACCTGCTTGGCGAGAACGCCCACGCGCATCGGTGTCAGGTGCAAGGGCAAATGTGGGTGACCGGGCGGGAGTGGTGCGACCTGCTCATCTACTCCCCCTTCCTGCCCTCCTCGCTCGTGCGCCACTACCCCGACCCTGAGTGGATCGCCCCCTTCGAGATAGCCCTAGCCGAGTTCCTCGCCTTCATGGAGGACGCGAGTTCCCGACTCGTGGCGAAGGGGCTGGTCCCGGAGGTGCGCCGGAAGCTCCCGGCGCCGGTTGACCGGACGACGCGCATCGACCCTGACGAGCCGCAACCCGACACGGCCATCGAGTGGCAAGGAGACAACTCATGATCACCCTCTGGGCTCTCAAGATCGACGGCAAGCTCGGCGGCACCTTCCCTCGGCGCGACGATGCCCGCAAGATCGAACGCCGGATCAAGGAGGCGTGGGACGGGCTGGACTCCGGGACGCTGCCGGACCTGGACGTGGTGCGGATGGGTGAGGTGGTGGTGGGGAGGGAGGTATGACCGAACTTGAGAAGCTCCGCACGGAGAACGAGCGGCTGAAGGGGGAGCGAGACGACTCCCGCGAGACCTTCGAGAACATCATCGCGGAGTTCAAGGCCGCCGTGGACAAGGGCGTGGAGCTTGTCTACGGCAGTTGGCCGAAGGGGATGTGTTTGCCGCAGTCGATGGGCGATTTCGTGGATGTCATAGCTCGTTACGCCAACGAGTTGATGAGAGATCGAGACACCCTCACCACCCGCCTCGCCACCGCCGAGGGGGAGGTTGGGAGGTTGAGGGGGTTGCCCCAAGCCATCGAGGACTTCTACCACGAGGTCAAGGAGAATTGGGGAGGGGTCAAGACACGCGAAGAGTTCAAGCGGTTCGCCATGCACATCATCCACGGGATCGTGCGACCCGCCCTTACCCGCGCCGCCCTCTCCCGCGATGGTGGGGAGGAGAAGGGCTCCACCCCTGACGCGCTCCCACCACCCCCGGCCTGCACGGATGACTGCGGCTCCGAGGGAACGCCCACCGAGCGAGGGTGCGACGAGTGCGACATGCGGGAAGAGTGGCTGCCGACGAGGGAGGTGGGGGATGACTGACCGCGAGAGGGATGAGATTGTCACGGCTGCGATGCAGCAGGCCCTCTTGGGCGCAAGGGCCGCAGATAATCGAGGTATCGGAGACTTCGGGGAATCCGTTGCCCGCCACGCCCTCGCCCTCGCCATCCCCCCCGACTCCATCGTCGTCAGGGCGGAGGGTCTCAAGCGGATCGAGGCCGCCATGAAGAAGGTCCGGCACTTCGCGCATCCTGGGTGGAACAACAGCCGAATGTGCGGGCTGAAAGATAGCGACGACCCGAAGGAACTGTGCATGCCATGCCTGTTCGGGCCGCTGATCGAGTGGCTCGCCAAGGCCCTCAAGGAGCCCGCCAAGTGACCGCCCGCAACCCCCGCATCAACCCCCAACCCGACGACACCATCGAGGCGCGCGGCTTCACCTTCTGGGTGGACCGCGTGGATGGCGGCGAGGTCTACGCGCTCAAGTACAAGACCGATCACCAGATCGACTTCAAGCGCATCCGCGTCTCGCTGGAGGTGTGGCGGCGGGATCTGGCGGAGGTGCCGGCGTGACCGCCCGAACCATCATCAACCTCGGCATCGCCCTAACCCTCCCCGTCCTCGCCGCATACCTCGCGGGGGTGGTCGCGGTGGGGCTGCAACTGATCGGAGCTATCTGATGATCTGCGAAGGTGAGCAGTGGGCGGTGGCGTATCTCGGAGCAGATGGGCGATGGTACGCCTTCCCGCAATTCATAGGAGACACCCGATCGGCAGCCATTCAGGCTTACGACGATGCCTATTGGGAGGGAGACTACGCCCGTGATCGAAGGAGGGGAGAGGTCCGCTCCGTTAAGGTGACGATGACCTTCGAGGTGCCGGAATGAGCCGGCGCGAGCAGTCCGACTTCTCGAAGGGCGTCGGCCAAGGGTGCGGTCAGGGGTGCGGGTGCCTGCTGCTGATCGGCGCCATCCTGCTTGGCCTGATGGTGCTTGGCGCGATGAGTGGGGGATGAAAGGGGAGTGTCATGTGGATAGTCCTGCCCTCAGAGTGCTGTCCCTCTTCTCCGGCGTCGGAGGACTCGATCTCGGAGTCAGAATGGCTCTCCCGTCTCGCGTCGTCTGTTATGTGGAGGGGGAAGCATACGCCTGCGCGGTCCTGGCTCACCAGATGGAAGAAGCTCGCCTGGATCCAGCGCCTATTTGGACGGATATTACCACCTTCGACGGCAAGCCGTGGCGTGGCCGCGTGGATCTCATCGCTGGAGGTTTCCCCTGCCAAGACCTCTCCGTCGCCGGAAAGCGGGCCGGGATCCGAGAGGGCAAGCGGTCGGGGCTCTGGTCCGAGTTCGCCCGTATCATTGGCGAAGTGGAACCCCGGTTCGTGTTCGTGGAAAACGTCAGGGGTCTTGCCGGGGATGGACTTGGAGTGGTCCTTTCCGACCTCGCTGATCTCGGGTTCGATGCGGAATGGCTCTGTCTCCGAGCGTCCGAAGTGGGCGCCCCCCACCGTCGAGAGCGGATCTTCGTCCTGGCCTACCGCGACGGAGGCAGACTCTCGATCGAGCGGGAGCCGGTGCCTTCCGGGGAGCGGAGCGCACCCTGGCACGAGCCTGACCGATGCGGCGGTGAGGGATCCGAAGTGGGGAACCCCCCGGGCATCGGACGGGGAGAAGGGAGGGCCGAACATGGCATTCGGAGCGGGGGGCGATCCCCCGCCGAGCCAGGCGGCGAAGTGGCCGACGCCTCGCACGATCTCCGGGGGGGCGGAGAGCGCGGAGAGGAAGAAGGAACTCGGGAGGGACGAGAGCGGGGGCGGGGATCTTCAAGCGAAGGCGAGCGAGTGGCAGACTCCCGCGACAGACTCATTCCGCAGCCGGGGCGGGGACCGGAAGGACGAGAAGGGGCTGGATCAGCAGGCGAGAGCCTCCCTCTTTTCCCGCCCGGACCAGGAGACGCCGAAGGGTGGGCCTGGGTCCTCGAGCGGTGGCCCGAGCTCGCGCCCGCAGTCGATGCGGATTGCGACCGGGAACGGGGACTGGCCGACGCCGAACGCGCAGGGGCACACGAGCAATTGCGGAGGGGGCGAGGGACGGAAAGGGCCGCTGCGTCTGACTCTCCTCGGAATGGCGCGATCCCAGAAGCGCCGGCTCAACCCCCTCTTTGTCGAGTGGCTCATGGGATGGCCCATCGGGTGGACCGACTGCGGGCCTGCGGGAACGGCGTCGTCCCCGCCCAAGCCGGTGCCGCTCTCCGAGAGCTCTGGAGGAGGATGAACCTTGCCAATGACCGCGGGATCCTGTAGGGTGGCCGACATGGAGACTGAGCCACTCTTGAGCCCATCATGCCGCCTTCCACCCGTCTCGACCCCGGCTCGGTCTCCAACTGTCCTCGGGGTTGGACTTGGGAGGTGGCATCGTGGGTTCCGGAGGGAGGAAGCCGATGGGGTGGGACGGTAGATCAAAGGACGCCCTCCCGCGGATGGACTGGTATCCGCAGGACTACCTCGCAGACCGCAAGACCCGCAACATGACCCTCGAAGAGCACGGCGCGTACATGCTGCTGCTCCAGACCGAATGGCTAGACGGTCCACTTCCCACCGACCTGGACGAGCTTGCCGACGCTCTATGCGTTGACCGCGAGACGTTCGACCGCATCTGGAGACGGGTCGGGAAGTGTTTCGACCTGGCCGGGGACACCCTCATCAACCGCCGACTGGAGCGCGAGAGAGAGAAGGCGCTGTCCTTCCGCGAAGAACGCCGAACCGCAGGCCGGAAGGGTGGCAAAGCTAAGGCTGTTTCTAGCAGAGCTAAAGCTGAGCTAAAGCAAAGCTCTGGCGAAGCTCTAGCAAAAGCTAGCCCGTCTCCGTCACCGTCTCCGTCTCCGTCTACATCACCGTCCAAAAAGAAACAGCATGCGCCTACGGCGCACTCCGACAAGTCGGAGATCACGAGCGAGTTCGAAGCCGACTTCTGGCCCGGAGTACCGAACAAGACCGGCAAGGGGGCGGCGAGGGTGGCCTATGCCAAGGCGAGGAAGACGGCAGGGAAGGAAGCGATCGTCAAGGGGCTGGAGAAGTTCCGAGCCTATGAGGACGGTCGGCGCTCACGAGACGGATACACCCCCCTTCTGCCTTCGACCTGGCTGAACCAGGAGCGATGGGCTGATGAGATCGGGACCGGCAAGAGCTCCAACCCGGCCCCGCCCATCCAGATAGCAGACGTTCCCGCCGGCCACCCGGCCCACATGCGCTCCCGCGGCGGGTGGCAGGCCAACGGGAAGCAGTTCTACCTCTACCCGGACGGGCGCCTTGAGGAGAAGCGCGGCGAGAAGCGCATCACCGTCGAGACGCTCCGGTGGAGATCATCCGAGAACGGAGAGGCCGAGTGGATGCGGGATCGTGACTCGGCTGAGCGGAAGGGAGACGAGCGATGACCGACCTAGAGACAGCCGCTGTCGGGTGTCGAAGCTGTGGAGAGATGGGCTTCATTCTTGCGCCTACCAAGGCCGAGCCGAACATCGAACGGCAGTTTCTCTGCCCCACCTGCGCCCACACCGCCGAGAAGATCCGGGCGGCGAGGGAGGCCGAGCGGGAGAGGTGTACGGGGATCTGCAAGGCGCGGGCGGAGAGGTGGGAGCGGAAGGCGACGACGGAGTCGTACCGCGAAGAGTCAATCGCCGCGAGTGATCGCAGTACCGAAGCCGAGGCGATTGCTGATCTCATCCGGGAGCCCACCCCATGACCACCCACCACCTAACCACCGAGGAGTACCAAGCCATGACCAAGCGACCGAACAAGTACGGAGCCAAGAGGTGCAAGGAGGATGGTTTTTCCTTCGACTCGATGGTGGAGCGGGACTTCTACCTGTGGCTCCGAGAGGACCCGGTTGTGAACCACATTGACGTCCACCCGGTCTTCTCTCTGCCGGGCGGAATCCGGTTCACGGCGGACTTCATCGGGTGGTACACCAAGGACGCCCTCCCTCAATGCGAGGTGATCGACGTTAAGGGGATGCGACCGAAGACCGACTTCATCCGGATGTGGAAGCTCTTCAACGCCACCCACCCGCTCGGGCCGCTCGTGGTGGTGAGCCGGAAGAACGGCAAGTGGCGGGAGATGACCGACCCGGATGAGGTGCGGGGATGGTGACCGAAGCCGTACCGGATGGCCGACTCCTCTGCCCATCAGCAGGCCCGGCCACCACCGAACACCCACCCGGCACCTGTCTCGGCTCCGGCTGCACGGAGTGCGCCCTCCCCGGCGACAACCTCTGCTCCGGCTGCATCATCCGCTATCGCACTTCGCCCGAAGCGCGGGATCGGTGCGAGTGCGGCCGGAAGCTCTGCGGCATGTTCGCCCTGGAGCGCGGGACTTGCTTTGTGTGCTTCTCGAAGGAGTTGACCAATGGATAATCCCCTCCCGGTCACCGTCTGCCTCCCTTGTCGCAACCGCCGATGGGAACTCGAAGTAGCGCTCCCGCGCATCCTCGCCCAGAACCCCGCTGAGATCATCGTCGTCGATGATGGCTCGACGGACGGCTCTGCCGAGTGGTTGGAAGATCAGCCCGTCCGGATCTTCCGCCTTGAGGACCGCGGCTACCGACAGAACCCCGGAGATGTCTCGAACATCGCCGCCCGGGAAGCCACCGAGCCCGTTCTCATCCATCAGTCGGCAGAGGTGGCGCCGCTCGGAGACTGCTATGAGCGGCTGCTCGATCGCCTGACCCCCCTCCGGCCCGTCTTCGCCCGGGTGCTGGATGCGCCCATGAGCCACGTCGAGGGGCTGAAGCCAGGCGCCTACCCGCCGGCTGAACTCCTCGGCGAAGAGTGGCACGACTCCAAACCCTTTGACATCGAGAACCAGATCGGAGCCCCCTTCGTCGTCTACACCGGCTTCGAGCGTCAACGCCCTTTGTTCTTCTGCGGAGCCATCTTCGGGCATCAGTGGGAGTCGCTCGGCGGGTATGACGAGCGAACGGACGTTCAAGGGGATCTCGCCTTTGCCCGGACCATGCGAGCCGCAGGCGTCGAATGCTTGGGGCTCGGTGATGCCGTCGCCCTTCACATTCAACACGGGAGAGTCTAGTCATGCGTATCCTCGTCACCGGAGCCAAGGGCCACGTCGCCCGCTATCTCATCCCGCTCCTCAAGACCCTGGGCCACCACGTCTTCGAGCTGGACCACGTCCCCGACTTCAAACCGGACTACTACTGCGTGGATGTCCGCGACGGGGGGGACATGGCGCACGTCTTCCGCGAGACCATGCCGGACGTCGTCTACCACCTCGCCGCGATGGTGAGCCGGGTCACCTGCGAGCGAGCTCCGGACGGCGCCACGGCGGTCAACGTGGGCGGCGCAGGCACCGTCGCCCGGCTCTGCGAGGAGTGGCAGTCCCGACTCATCCACATCAGCACGAGCGAGGTCTACGGTCCGCACATGCTCCGGATGTCGGAGGACGGGTACGCGCCGGAGCCAAACAATCACTACGGGCTGACCAAGTATCTCGGCGAGCAGCTCGTCCGCTACCTCTGCCCGAGCGCGACCATCGTGCGCCCGTTCATGCTCTACAGCGAGAGCGAAGCGCCTCAGGACAACCGCTCGGCGATGATCCGGTTCATCCGGGACATCATCGCGGGCAACCGCTTCCACCTCCACACGGATACCACGCGCTCATGGTTGCACATGACGGACGCGGCCCGGCTCCTCGCTGCCCTCCTCGGGCCGGAGCGTGACATGCCCGATCTGCTGAACATCGGGAGCCCGGAGGTGAGGACCATGTTCGACCTCGTCAAGATGATCGAGGATGCGTCCGGGAAGACGGCGGTCTATGACGAGACACCGCTTCCGATCCAGATGACCGCGCACAAAGACCCGGTGCTCGACCGACAGGAGGGGCTCGGGGTGGATCTTGAGGTCTCGCTTGAGGAGGGCATCCGGCGGGTGGTTGGGGCGATGATGGATCGGAGCAGATCATGAGCGGGCGACCGGACTGGCTCAAGTGCGAGAACTGCGTGTGGTGGGAGCCTCCCTTTAGCCGGGACCTCCCTCCACGATCTTACGGGAACGTCGCCGAGAAGGCGCAGTACATGGCGAACCATTGCGGGGTGGACATATCCGACGAGAAGGTAGTCAAGTCGTGGGTCGCCATGCAATCCGACAACTTCCTGACGACCTTCAAGGGAATCGGCCCGATGATGGTCATGCGCCTTCGGCTCTACTCCGACTCTCCTGGGTTGGCGCGAGGGACATGCCGCGAAGTCCCATCGGGCAGGACGGTTGACCTGGGGTGGTGGTGCAGCCGGTTCCGCGAGCATTGGCCGCAGCGCGAGCCGCCCGACGTCGTCATGCCGCTACCGGATGCGCCATGATCCTCTTGGACGCGCTCTTCGCTGCCGCCTTCGTGGCCCTCGCCCTTCCGTTCGTCGTCGTCGGCTGCATCCTCTACATCGTCCTCGTGCTGATCCTCTCGGCTCTCTCGTTGGGCGCTTTGCTCTTTACGGCGTGGCTATGCGGGATATGCATGTTCATCCTCTTCGTGTTTCCCGCCAAAGCCCCCCGGACCAAACAGGAGCCCACCCCATGACCAACCCAACCATAGCCCTCACCATGATCGTCAAGGGCTCGGCAAGCACCTCCCTCCGGCGAGCCCTGACCTCATGCCGGCACCTCTTCGACGACGCCGTGGCCCTCGTGGACATGCGGCACGGGGACCAGGCCCTCGCCGTCCTCAAGGAGTTCGACGTCCGGGCGGATACCACCCCCTTCGAGATGTACACGGAGGACTGCATCCACTTCGCCAAGGCGCGTAACCGATCGTTCGAGGCCACCGAAGCCGACTGGTGCTTCTGGATCGACGCGGACGAGATCATGGAGTGCGGGGACGATCTGCGAGCCTACGTCAACGCGGCTCACGCCGAGGGGTGGCAGTCGGTCGCGGTCCAGTTCAAGACCTACTGCGGGGCGCACGCCGGGGACATGACGCCGCAGATCCGGGCCGCGCGGCGGTCAGACTTCCGCATGAAGTTCCCGGTCCACAACATGCCCATCGGCATCAAGAGCCGGATCACCTGTGCGCTCACGACCCTCCGGACGGACTACGCCGGGCAGATTGCCGACCGGATGAAGCGATCCGTACCCGCCCTCCGGAAGCTCTTCCGCGAAGGGGATGGCGGGGATCGGAAGGACGAGCAGGCTCACGCTGCCTACTTCCTCGCCCGGATGCACCTCGCCGCTCACGAGTACGCGGAGGCCGCACGGTGGGCGCGTGAGGTCGTGGCCATCGAGCCGGACCACGAAGGCTACGCGGACATTCACCGCAACCTCGTGCAAGCCACGTTCATGACGGACGGCTTCGGGCCGGCGTGGAAGCTCTGCATCAACGCGCTCGAGCGGCACCCGGGCATGATGGACCTGTGGCACCAACTCATGTCGATGGCGTTCTTCGCCTGGGTCAACGCTGCCGACAACCCGAAGAATGAGATATTCGGATGGGCGCAGACGCGGGCGCATCTCGGGAATGCCGAGCATGTGGCCGGGCTGATGGCGTTCCCGCTGAAGGTTACCTTGGAGGAGAAATCGTAATGGCACAGGACTACTCACGCAGGATAGACGCTCTTTTGGGCCGCAGGATGCGCGTAAGGATAGCCTGGACCGATGGCGGCGAGTCGCGCTCGGTGCAGCGAGAGGGTGTTGTGAGCGGCGCTGCCGGGATGGGGCGGGACTCGCTCGTCATTTTCGACCGAGGCGCTCTTGCCGTCGCAGCTTCGCGGATCATCATGCTTGAGGAGGTCGGGCCGGAGGAGGAGAAGGCCGATGCCTGAAGGGGTCTACCTCTTCGTGTGCGGATTTTACCTCGGGTTCCTATTCAGGAAGGTCGGCGAACGCAAGGCAAAGTGAACCCTGAGCACCTCCGACTGCAAACGGTTCTTGACAAGTAGCGCTCCGAGTGCATTCTTGTCCATGTGAAGCGCACACCGGCCAACGGTAACGGCAACGGTAAAGGCAAAAAGAAGCTCCCTCCCCCCGTAAAACCTCCCAATCCGAAAAAGGGTGCATTCCTTGCTGCACTCATGCGGTCGGGGGGACACATCGGCAAAGCGTGCGCTGCGGTTCCGTGTGATCGGGCCTCGGTCTACGACTGGCGACAGAGGGACGAAGCCTTCGAGACCGCCTACCACGAAGCGATGTCCCACGGCGCGGACGTCCTTGAAGACGAAGCGCGACGCCGGGCTCTCGATGGAGTCTACCGGCTCAAGTTCGACAAGGACGGCAACGCGCAGCATGACCCGATCACCGGGGAAACGTACCGAGAGATGGTCTACTCGGACACGCTGCTCATCTTCTTGCTCAAGGGCATCCGTCCCGCGAAGTTCCGCGAGCGGTACGACATCGAGCACACCGGAGAACTCAAGCTCACCCTCGCCGACGTCCTCAGTCAACTCCGCTCCGAGCCCCTGAGTGACCGATGCCGGCAATAGCCGATCCGGTCCAAGGGGTCCGGGAGCAGGTTGGCCTATGGCGTGACGATCCCGCGCTCTTCGCCCATCGCTTCCTCCGAGTCGAGCGGCTCATCGGCAAGTCGGTTGAGATCCTTGAGGCTCTTCGGGATCACAAGCGCGTAGCCGTAGCAGCCTGCCACGCATCCTCCAAGACGTTCACGGCATCCATCGCCGCATGGTGGTGGGCGCTCGCCTGCCAGCCGTCTAAGGTCATCACCACGGCTCCTACGGACAGGCAGGTGAGGGCGCTCCTTTGGGCCGAGATCCGGCAACGGCACCAGGCTGCCCAGATGGAGCAGTACGGGCTCGGCGGTATCCGACTCACTCACTGGCAGATGCCCGAGCACCCCGATTGGTACATGACCGGGTTCGCCACGAGCGGGGACAAGGCCGAAGAGGGGGCCACGAAGTTCCAAGGCTTCCACTCTCCCAACCTGCTCGTGATCTTCGATGAGGCGGCAGGGATCCCGAAGGCTATCTACGATGCCGCCGAGGGGCTCATGACGGGCCAGAACTCCCGTTGGCTGCTCATCGGCAACCCGACCGATAGCACCGGGGAGTTCGCCAAGGCGTACCGCGACAAGGCGTGGCACTCCATCCGGATCGACGCCCTTGAGCTGGTCGAAGACGAGGAGCCGCTTGACGGGCTGGTGACCGCTGACTGGTGCGCCCACATGAGGCAGAAGTACGGGGAGGGCTCATCCGTCTATCAGGCCAAGGTGCGCGGGCTCTTCCCGCAATCCGCTGACGATACGCTCATCTCTCTCGCCGAGGTGCAACTCGCCCTCGCCCGTCCGGTCATCGCTGAGGAGCCCGGCACCCGCTCGATGGGGGTGGACGTCGCCCGGTTCGGCTCAGACTTCACGGTGCTCTACGTCGTCGAGGGTGGGCGCATCCTCCACGCCGAGGCCCGAAACGGTCAGGATACGATGTGGACGGCGGGCCGGGTGATCTCCTTGGCGAATGAGCAGGGCATCGATAAGACGCGGGCTCACCTCATCGCGGTCGATGATACCGGGCTCGGCGGTGGCGTGACGGATCGGCTCCGCGAGCAGGGATGGAACGTCAACGCGGAGAACTTCGGGTCCAGGGCTCAAGACTCGGCCACCTTCGCCGACCGTCGCACCGAACTCTGGTGGAACCTCCGCGAGTGGGTGCGCGACGATGCGGCCCTCGCCGACGCTCCCTCAGAGGTTCACGCGGAGCTTCCCGGCGACCTCTCCACGCCGAAGTATGAGCAGCAGTCGAACGGGAAGATCAAGCTGGAAGCCAAGAAGGCCCTCAAGCGGCGTCTCGGTCGCTCCCCTGACCACGGCGATGCGCTGGCCCTGGCTCTGGCCTGGCGCACGAGAGGCCCTGCCATCATGACCTCAGCCGACGACGAAGACGAGCCCGTCGAGGTGGGGCGCCGCGGTTCCTGGAGGTCACGATGACCGAACCCCTGATGACCTCCATCACCGAAGCGACGACGGAGCACTCCGCAGACATCCCGGAGAACGATCACCTGTGGCGCTCGATGACCTCGGCCCACCGGGATATCAAGGAAATCGACTTCGACCGGCAGCGTGAAAATGCCATCTGGGTGAGCAAGGTCTCCGGCATCGCCAAGCGGTTCGTCGAGATCATGGTGGACTTCACAGCGGGCGAGGAACCGCACCCGCAGGCGGAAGACAAGGAGCTACAGGAGGTCCTCACCGCCTACTGGGACGATCCGGTCAACTGCCTGCGGAAGTTCAGCCGGGAACTCGCCGGCCAGCTTCGACTCATCGGTGAGCAGATCGTCACGGTGCACATCCAGGAGACCACCGGGCGGCTCCGGTTGGGCTATCTCGACCCGGCGTTCGTCCAAGCGATTGTCCCGATGCCGGGCAACCCGAGGGATCTGGTCGAGGTTCAACTCCTGACGGCAACGGGCGACCCGACGCGGGTCTTCCGGATCATCAGGCCGGGCGAGAAGCTGCACGAGATCTATGAGGGAGTGACGGAGGACGGGAAGCGGGCACCGGGAAAGTTCCAACTAAAGCCCAGGGACCGTGAGCTTAAACGGCTCCGAGATCCAAGGGGACGGCTCGCGCCGAATGGATACGACGGCGCCTGCTTCCTATTCTCCGTCAACAAGCTCAGCAACGCCACGCGCGGGCTCTCCGACCTCTTCGCGGAGATCGACTTCCTTGAGCGGCTCGATGATGTGGTCTTCGACACCGCCGAGCGGGCATCGCTGCTGAAGGCGCTGGCGCTCGACGTCGAGGTCACCGGCTGCTCGGATGAGAAGGTCCTGAAGAAGATGGAGCGGACGGTCCGAACCGCATTCAGCAAGAAGCTCGGCTCGTTCAGCCACAACGAAACCGTGCAGGTCACCGCCCATGTCCCGGATCTCAAGTCCGCCGACATGCGGGAACTCGTCAAGATCATCATGCTCCACCTGCTCGGCTCGTGGGGTTTCCCTCTGCACTGGTTCGCGGACGGCGGGGAGGCGAACCTCGCCACTGCCGGAGAGATGGGTGGCCCGACCATCCGCAAGCTCCAATCCGCGCAGACCACGGTGCGGCAGATGCTCCGGACGATGGCCGACTTCCAGATTGCCTTGAAAGTCGCCCTCGCCCCGGAGGAGCTGTCAGGCGTCGAGGATCTGACCGCGTGGAAGCTCATCCTCCCGGAGATCGTCGGCAAGGACACGGCGCGGGAAGCGCAGTCCCTCTCGATGGTCACGGCTGCTCTCACTCAGGCCACGGTCGAGGGATGGCTCACCGACAAGACCGCGGCCCTGTGGTGGCAGGAGAAGGCTCAGCAGATCCTCTCTGCCGAGATCCGCGACGAAGACCGTGAGCTGCTCGACAAGCTCGATGAGGATCAGAAAGCCGAGATGGAGGGTGATGGCGAGGAGGGTTTCGAGCCTCCCTCTCAGGGCGAAGGCGAGATCGAGGTTGGCGACGAGGAAGCGTCGGCTCAGTTCAACGAGCTTACCCTCGCCATCCAACGGCTCGCCACCATCGGGGACGCCGCCCTTATCGACGCCCTGAGGAATGAACTCTTCGCCCGGCTCGGCATGGAGAAGCCGGATACCCTTGAGCCCGAGACAATCGTTGACCCGGCCAAGGCTCTCGCCGCCGATGAGGAGCCCACTACGCCCGACGCGGGGAGTCCCTTCGAGAAGAACGCGAAGGCCCCGCTCCCCGATGAACTGAAGCCGGGCGCGGATGAGGAAGAAGAGGAGGCCGCGTGATCGCCACGCTCACCCCTCTCCGAGCAGGCGACGTGACGGCAGCCGTGCGCCGTCGCTACATCGCCCGCATCAAGAACGCTCAGAAGGCCATAGGGCGGCTTGAGAAGAGCGCGGCCCGATCCCTGCTTGCCGACCTCCGATGGGCACGCAACGCCATCCTCGGCTCTCTGACGGACGCCACGCCCTTCGGCACCTGGAACGCGGGCCACGCCATCAAGGCCGTCGAGGAAGCGATGGCGCAGTACGTCGAGCAGGGGACCGGCACTCTGAGGCGGTCCTTCGACTCGGCATGGCAACTCGGGACGGAGCGCGTGGGCATGGCCGCGAAGACGGTCGGCATCGACGTCACCCTCCCGACGTTCCAATTCGGCATCGACCGGAAGCAACTCGAATTCGCCCAAGGCTGGGCGGGGGATCTCATTCAGGCCGAGTCTGACTCGATCCTCCGGGGCGTCTCACGAGAGGTGCGCCTGTCGTTCGCGGGTGGGCAGACGAAAGAGCAGCTCATCCAGCGGGTTCGGACCCACATCACCAAGCCTCTGCGCTTCGGCACCAGGCGGAAGCGCGCTGAGACCATTGTCCGCACCGAGGTCAACCGCATCCACAACGCGGCGGCTCAGTCGGCTCGGATGAAGATGAGCGCGGAGAATGTGAAGGTCCGGAAGCAGTGGCTCCACACGGGCGCCGGGAAGACGCCGCGCGCAGATCACCTCGCTCTGGATGGCGTGACGGTGGATGTGGACAAGCCGTTCCCTTATCCGGGCCTGCCTCGGGCTCAGTGGCCCATGTACCCGCTCGACCCGGTTCTGCCGGCAGAGGCAAGCATCAATTGCCACTGCACCACGATCGAGATATTCGAGGTGCTTGACGAAGCGGACATCGCCGGGGCGGTGACGGCATGAGCGAAGACGCCCTCCTCGTGTTCGTCCCGATGGCGGTGACGGTCTCAGCCGATGTGGTGGCCGACATGCAGCACCTCATGAACGTACTTGATCTCAGCCAAGACGACCTGATCGCGCGCATCTTCCTCACGGGGATGGCGGGCTTGGGGATGGAAGCAGGGGTGACGAAATGAGCGATCAAGACCAAGGCACAGGCGACGGCGAGCATGAGTTCTTTCTGCTCCGTGACGGCGAGACGGTCCGCGTAAGCGAAGCCGAGTTCAGAGCAGAGACGACCAAGAACCGAAAGACGAAGCTAACCATCAGCGCAGCGATCCGCGAAGCCGTGAGTTCAACCGCCTTCGACGTGATCCTCCTCGCCTCCGGCCTGAGCCAGAACAAGGTGGACGGCAAGCCCATCTACTACTCGCCGGAACTCCTCGCCCGCGACTACGCGGTCTTCGAGGGGGTGCCGGTCCGGGCCATCAAGCTCGGGGATGAGATGGCCCACACCCCGGACGGGATCAACAAGGCGATCCTCTCCGGCAACATCATCGGCGCGCTCGAAGGCGTTCACGTGGAGAACGACAACCTCGTGGCTCGGCTCGTCATCCACGAGGGGGCCGACTTCTACGCCGGGCTCCTCAAGCTCTCACTCGACCGCGTGGCGGCAGGCGGTGCGGCCCTCGTTGGGCTCTCCATCGACGCCCTCACCAGCGGCTTCGAGACAACCATCCATGAAGGCCAAGAGGTGTCGGCTGTGCAGTCGCTCACCGGGCCTGCGACCGTAGACGTAGTCTCCTCTCCCGCGGCGGGTGGGGAGATACTTCGACTTGCGGCATCACTTCAAAAGGAGAATCAGATGCCCGAAGACACGAAGAACCCGCAGGCCGGAGACAAGCCCGCGGTTCTCTCCAAGGAGGAACTCCAGAAGATCAAGGAGTCCGCCGTGGAGGAAGCCCTCAAGGCGCTCAAGGAAGAGCAGAGGGTCGCGGAAGAGGCCAAGGAGGCCATCCGCGAGAAGATCCGGGAAGCGACGAAGCTCCTGGAGACCAAGCTCGCCGAGTCGAACCTCAGCGAGAAGGCGCAGACCGTCGTCCGCGAGCAGTTCGTCAACTCGACTTTCGAGGAGAGCGCGCTCGACAAGGCCATCGGCCAGGTCCGCGATCTGCTCAAGGACGAGGACCCGAGCGGGGAGGTCCGTCTGCCCGAGATGGTGGTCGGCACCGAGCCCCGTGAGCGCTGCGAGGCCGCGCTCTACGACATGTTCATGCGGAACTCGTTCGACGAGACCCGGCTCAAGGCTCGCAAGGCCCTGGTCGAGTCCGGCGCCAAGCCCATCGCCAGCCTGCACCGCTTCACGCGGGAGGCCTTCGGGATCGACCTGGGCGACGCCGCCTTCGGGAGCGCGGAGAAGCGCAAGAAGCTGGTCGAGTCCCTCACCACGGCGAGCTGGACGGACATCTTCGGCGACACCATGAACAAGGTGCTCATCGACGCCTTCCACGTCAACCCGTGGACGAGCTGGCGCAAGATCGTCCGCGTTCAGCCCCGCAAGGACTTCTCGACGATCCACGCCATGCGGATGGGTGGCTACAAGAACCTCGACGCGGTCGCCGAGGGCGCGAACTACCCGGCGATGGACTCTCCGGGCGACGAGGAGCACGAGTGGACTCCCGCCACCTACGGCGGGACGGAAGACCTCACCCGCCGGATGATCCTCGCGGACGACGTGGGGGCCATCTCCCGCATCCCCACGGCGATGGCCTACGCCGCGGCACGGACGCTCTACGAGTTCGTCTACGACCAGCTCACCATCGCCGGGCAGCCGACGATGGACTACGACGCGACGACGCTCTTCGAGACGAGCCGTGCCTACAACGACAACCTCGGCACCACCGCGCTCGCCACGGCGGAGGTCCAGGTCGTCAGGTTGGCCATGCAGAAGTTCACCGACATGTCGAGCGCCAAGCGGGAGTCGGTCGAACCGCGCTACCTGCTCGTGCCGCCGGACCTGGAGGCCACGGCCTTCGGGATCGTCAAGCCCCTCAGCATGTACGCCCCCGGCGAGACCACCGACCAGGCGTTCGTGCGGACCTTCAATCTGGAGGTCATCACGGTCCGTCACTGGACCAACGCGAAGGACCACGTCTACGTCGCCGACCCGGCGATCTTCCCCGGCTACCAGATGGGCTTCATCGGGGGCCGCGAGGAGCCGGAGATGTTCATCCAGGACAACGCCACGGTCGGCAGCCTGTTCGACCGGGACGCGATCACCTACAAGATCAGGCACGAGTACGGTGGAAGTCCCATCGACCATCGCGCCTTCTACGCGGAGGACGTGGCCTAAGGGCCGCGACCGGAAAGGAGCGAGCAGATGGGAACCAACTACATCGACCTCAGCCCGGACAAGGGGGTCATCGAACTGGTCCTCTTCTCGGGGGTCCAGCAGTCGGCCACCGGGACTTCCGTCGCCAAGGCCATCGCCCCCTGCAAGGGGCGTGTCGTGGCGGTCGCCGCCTGGGTGGACGTCATCGGCGGGACCACCAAGTGCACCGACTACGACATCATCATCGAGAAGGGCTCCGACGATCTGCACACGGCCATCGCCGCGGTGGGCGCATCCACCAACGCCGGGCCGCAGATGGGCGCCCTTGTCTCCACGGCCACGGTTCTCGCGGTGGCAGCGGGTGACATTCTGCACCTGGACGCGACCCTCGCGGGGGGCGCATCGCCGACCCTCGACGGTATCCAGGGTCGGGTCTGGATCGCCCGCGAGTAGCACCACGACCTCATGAGCAAAGGGGGCGGGGTTCACGCTCCGCTCCCATGCTCGGGGTTGCGACCGGAAAGGACTGAGACATGGCCGGAAAGAAGAAGACCACGAGGAAGCGGAAGAAGGCGGTGAAGGTCACGGAGCCCGTGACGGTGGTTGCGGAGGCGACCCTCGTCCCGGAAGTCGAGACGCCCGCGGTAGCGCGGGCCTTCACCGACGTTGCCAAGCCCAACCGGATCCACACCCTCATCATCGACTTCCCGTGTGAGGAGTCCGCAAGGCTCGGCGCGGAGCTCCACGAGAAGTACGGCGAGGCGTTCACCAAGCTGGTCAGCAAGGTCGGCGGGGCCATCCCGATCAGCTATCTCCGGAAGGTCATCGAGCCCACGCTCCGGGGCAAGCCGCCCAAGCTCAAGGCGCACGGTTCATTCAAGGACCGGGTGAAGGAGGCGTAGGTGGCTACCAAGGTCTCCATCCTCGGCATCGTCAAGGGACTCTGCGACACCTCCTCCCCGGAGAACGTCGCCCGGGCTCTCGACACCTACCTCTCGACGGCTCTGCGCCGGTACTCGCGCGACAAGCCCTTCGAGACCGTCGTGGATGTGACCGGAGAAGCGGCCAACCTCATGACCACGCCGACCGGATGGGTGGATCAGTGGTCCACCATCCGGAAGGTGGTCTACCCGTACACCGATGAAGACTCGACCACGCTGGAAGCCGACGCCTACGAGATCGACACCATCCCCGTCACCGGCTCGCCCGTGGAGAAGATCCGCTTCCTCAGCATCTCCCCACCCGTGACCTCGACGGTCCGTGTCTGGTTCACCGCTCCCCACACCTGCAGCGGGACCACCTGCACGGTCTACGCTCAGGACGTGGAAGCGGTCGCGCACCTCACGGCCAGCTTCCTTGAGGCCGCCAAGGCGAGCTACTACGGGTCGCTCAAGGATAACGTCGTCTTGACCGATCTCGTGGACTACGGGGTGAAGTCGAACGAGGCGCGCTCGCTGTCCAAGATGCACCTCGACTCCTACCGTCGCGCACTCGGGCTCTCCGAGGATGGAGGGTCCACCCCTGCGGCGGTGTCCGGCGATGTGGATCTCGACCCGAACTACTACCCGGCATCCTCTCACCTGACCCACCATCGCGGGTCATGGCGATGAAGATCAAGGTGACCCACGTTCCTCCGATCCTCGATCCGAAGTCGAAATCGGGTCAGGTGTGGGGCGAGGAGATGCTCAAGGCCCGAGATCAGATCGGCGGCGTCTACCGGACGGCCACTATCATGGCCATCAAGGGGACCAAGCCATTCGCGCCGATTGGCGAGAGCGGCAACCTCATCAATGGGATCGGGACAACCGTCACAGGCCCCAAGAGCATCCGGGTGGTGCCCTCTCCTGTGACCAACCCCTACGCGGTCGTTCAGGAACTCGGACGGCGCCCACGGCAGCCTGGGCCACCTCTCGCGCCCATCCTTGCCTGGGTCAAGTACAAGTTTGGCGTGAGCGGCAAGGAAGCGGACTCTATCGCCTTCCTCGTGCGCCGGAAGCTCCACAACAAGGGCATGAAGGGGCGGTTCTTCTTCCGGCGCACCCGGAGAGACATCAAGGCTCGGAAGCTCTCTGAGTCGCTCGTGCGTGCAGCAATCCGCCGATGGGCGAAGAGGGTAGCATGACCATCGCCCTCCAACGCCCGCAGGTGAAGACGCTGCTCGAAGCTGTATCCGGGATCGGAGCGGTGGCGAGCTACGAGCGGTACAGCAAGGACGCCGCCGGGATGGCAGCCTTCTTTCACCGCCACTTCGTCCGCAAGGGCAAGGTCAACGGGTGGGTGATCAAGGGCACCGTCCTCCCGGCCACCGAGCACACCTGCAGCGAGGAAGAACGCCACACCCGGTGGATGATGCGCGGCTGGCTCTCCGCGATCGACGAGCGGAAGAGCCTCGTCACCGCTGAGAACCTCGTGCAAGCCATCTGCGACAAGTTCGCCACGGACCCCCGGCTCAACGGGACGGCCACGTGGTGCGACAAGCCCGAGCCGGTGGGAGACATCGTCACCGGGATGCACCCCTTTGGCGCGGGCAAATACCTCGTGCATCAGATCACTGTTCAGTTCACGGCCCACGAACGGGTCGCCATCACCATCGTATAGGAGTCAGTCATGGCAGACGGCAGAGGAGCACTCTCGACGGTCGCAATGAAGAAGGCGACGACCTGGAACACATCCGTCAAGGCCGTGGCGCTGGACGGACTCCGCATCGAACGGTCCTCCCCGAGCGGCGGGAAAGAGATCATCTCCGACAAGACCCTCTCCGGGAAGACGGCGGGGAACGCTCCCATCATCGGGCAGGAGGTCACCCGGCTCACATGGGATCTCCCGTGGCGCTACGGGGGCAACTGTGATCTTCTCCTCGCCGCAATCATGGGCGCGGCGGCGGCTCCGACCGAAGTGGAGGCCACCTACGAGTACACCCACGCGCTCACCATCGAGGAGCGCCTCGGTGACTTCTTCTCCCTGATCGAACTCAAGGGGGACATCGCCGCATGGGAGTACAAGACCGCGAAGCTCGCCCGCCTCACGATGGAACTCACCGGGCGCGGACACGGGACCATGAGCGCGGAGTTCATCTGCGCGGGACTCATCACCGACGACAGCGGCACAAACAAGAAGGCGACGATGGCGGATGTCACTGTCCCCGCCCCGCTGAACCCGGTCTACATCGGTGAGGCCCGCGTGTGGATGAACGCCGCCGGGGGCGATGCCCTCGACGCCGACGACGCCATCAAGCCGAACCTGATCCGGATCGTCTTCGACCGCAAGCTCTCCGAGGACTGGGTCGCGGATCAGGGCACCGGGAAGGTGGTCGGGAACCCGAGCGAAGAGGAGGACATCGAGGTCACGATCGAGATCGGCCTCCCCGAGTATGTCGCCACGACCTACCACGACGCGGTGAACGCCGGGACCGAATACAAGATGACCATCCTGCTCTCCGGGCCGGAGCTTCCAACCGCCGCGAGTGAGCAGGAGTACGAATACGAGTTCGACTTCCCGAAGCTCGTGGGCATCGAACGCCCGGACAACGCCCTCGACGGGCCGGGCCGGATCACCGACTCGATCACCTTCAAGTGCCTCCAGCCGACAGCGGCCCCGACCGGGATGGGGACCACCCAACCCTTCGACTGCCTCGTCCGCAACCAATCCAACGCGAACATCCTGGCGTAAGCCAGAGAAACGAGCGACCGATGCCACTACAGATCCTTGACGACTCAGAGAGGAGGACGCTCGAGCTATCGGGCTCCAAGCTCTTCTATACCCTCTGCGGATGGGGCGAGTACCAAACCGTGCGCCGATCCTCACGGGATGACCGCACCCTCATCGTGGACGAGATCGCGGTCACCTGCACCATCGTCGAGCGGCACACCGTGGCGTGGGAGAACGTCCTCGACTCGCAGGGGGACGCCCTCCCGTTCAGC